GAAGGTCGTAGTTCCGTAGACAGTGTCGATGGTCGCCGTGAACGTCACGCGCCGGGTGGCACTGTTGATTTGGGTGTCAAAGGAGATGATGGAGTTCACCCCTTGGGTTTTAAGGATGTACTGACGAATAAATAAGTTGTACGTATCTGGATGCTGCTTACCCAATACCGATTGGATCCAAGGGATCCCGGTGGTCATATCGAGAAACCACTGGCCTCGCCACAGTTCAAAGCGGGTTTTGATCACTTGGGCTACCGCTTCTGGAGAGTTAATCAGAAAGGTATTATCACCTTGCCCAAAGGTGTAATCGCCTCCGTCGTCTTCGCGTCGATATCTCATAATGGTTTTCCTGTCGTCCCCGGCCCGCCCATTACGCCACCGTGAACATGGTTGATCAGGCTCTTACCTCCGGCAGTTACGTCTTGGCTAACGGTAACTGGGCCAGATATGGCCGTGGTGCCGTTAATGGTGACGTTGCCATTCAAGGTAATAGTGGGTGAAGTAATAGTGACGCTGCCCGATGCTTGCGCGCTCAAATCGCCAGATGTAACCACATTTACCGCGTGGCTGGCCGGCGTAAGTTCAATAAACGCGGCACCATCGTCAGTACGTAACTGAGTGGAATGCGTGCTGATATTGCCGATTTTTTTAGGTTGCGACTGCGGACCAAGAATAGCGAAAGCATCCGATAAATCATGTTGGCGCGGGTCAACCGGCTCCTGTACACCGCTACTTTGCCACCAGAAATCAATACAACGGTCGGAAAAGATCAGCAAACACTCATCGCCAGGTTGTACCGGAAAAGTCAGCGTACAACCGCCTCCGCGAGGAAAGACCACCGGCACGTCTACCAACAATGGCAGTTCCGTGGATTGCGGCTGGCCATCGTGATCGCTCATCACGCCTTTAATGGCCGGGCGCACAGAGCAGGTCACCGCAACGGGATTAAAAGACTCAATAATCCCCGGCATGGCCACTCTCATGACCGAAGACAGATTATTCACCGCAGCCTCTATCGACTGCGACACATCACCTATCTGAGAAGAAAGAGGAATTGGCATAAAAACTCCATAAAAAAACCCGCCGCAGCAGGTGATAAGATCATTGAAATAAACTGTCAGGGAGTGCCGTCACGCTTATCTATTGCATTGACGATCTTTTGATTAGCTTGCATTGAATCTAACAGCTTTGCCGAACCACTCGCTATGCACATCAAATCCATATACCAGTTAGTTCCGCGCGTATCGCCGTTATAGGTAATGGATCGTCATATCTTGATTGTCGACAATCTGCATCGTCAGCCCCGAACCGGCTAACGCATGCTCGAGAATGTCTGGGAGAGTGTCGTTTTGCCCATTCCAGCGGTTAATTGCAATTTTGGCTTTGAGCACCACGCGATAAACTTCATCGCTCAGGTTGGTGAACCCTGCATCAGGATCGAATGGTCCTTGCCAAACACCTTGATCGAATCCCAAGCCGTCGTCGTCGTAAGAAAAATAGATACCTGAAATAGGTTCGCTTACTACACGGGTGCGGCCGATCCATTTACCGAGAATATCCAGCTGCACGCCTTCCGCCCGATCGATATCAAAATTGTCGATTAGACCAAGAAGCGTGGCCGAAATATCGGTAAGGGAACGGGTCGCAAGGTCGACGTGAGCCAGGAATTTAGGTTTGCTGAAGTGGTAGTTGGTGATTAAGTCGGTATATTTACTCATCACGTCACCGTTATCGCGATATTACTTACGTCGCAAGAGGCAAGCTGATCGTAAGTCAGATTAATATTGGCCGTCGTTACTGTCGCAGCCGATAAACCAATCTGTAATGAATGGATATCGTAATATTTGCTGTCTCCACCACTGACGACACCGATATTCGCCGGGGAATAGACTCGGCTTAGCAGTAAAGCTTGCCCAATTCCCAGGTTATTAATGTAATCTGCCACCGCTTGGCGGATTTCCGCGCCAATTTGGGTGGTATATCCGCTGAAGGCCTTAAGCTCCATGCTGATGTAGATAGGAACATTAATCGGGCGCGAGAAACGGATAGGATGAGGATTGCCGTATTTATCATCGACCACCACCATCGTGCTACCGTTAGTCGCTACGCCCTGCCCTTTCTTGCGTTCGATAACGCCTGCAATCTCATTAACATCTCCGCCGTCGATAATGGCAGTAATCGAGTGCGCTGGCAGACCGTTAGCGTCCACAGAACCCGTATCGTTTTCATAGAGTTTATGGCGGGTGACGCCAGCAATATTGGCAATGGCGCCATCAAGTGCATCGAATGGGGTGACAGACGCTAAAGCAACACTCTGCGCCTGACGCAAACGCAACGCAGTATCACTTTCTGCCTCTGCGCCAACTGTCGCATTGCTTGGGTTGGTGACCTTGACCCAACCCATCGTAGGCGTATTGATTTGCGTGACGGTACCAGGAAGCGCTGCAACAGCCCCCGAGGTTGTGCAGGTTGCGGTTACCGTAACACTGCCGTCCGTACCAATAGTGACGCTATCGGGTAGACGCCAGACCATATTATTGGCATCACGCACTGAACCACTGGTAATGGTGGTGCCGATAGTTCCAGTAATGAGCAAATCTACCGTCGAGTTATTGGCCGTTGTGCGGGAGATACCATTAATTTTCACATTGCTGGACAGGCCATTGCCGATACCGGTTGCCGGTGAAAACGAGTTATATACTTGGACGGCCATATTATTGGCATCGTGGATCCCCAACGCATAAAGCGCCAGCATCTGACCATCTTTACTGTCTGGTTCGAGATAAGCATCCGCACCATAAATCTGTTGAAAATATTCCGTGAGCCCGGCCAATATCGTCTGATAATCGGGCGCACGGATCCCGGAGGCTGTCACGACGGCGGACAGCCCTAGCGTATCAAGATTGAGCATTATGCCTCGCTTGTGAAGGTCGTAGTTCCGTAGACAGTGTCGATGGTCGCCGTGAACGTCACGCGCCGGGTGGCACTGTTGATTTGGGTGTCAAAGGAGATGATGGAGTTCACCCCTTGGGTTTTAAGGATGTACTGACGAATAAATAAGTTGTACGTATCTGGATGCTGCTTACCCAATACCGATTGGATCCAAGGGATCCCGGTGGTCATATCGAGAAACCACTGGCCTCGCCACAGTTCAAAGCGGGTTTTGATCACTTGGGCTACCGCTTCTGGAGAGTTAATCAGAAAGGTATTATCACCTTGCCCAAAGGTGTAATCGCCTCCGTCGTCTTCGCGTCGATATCTCATAATGGTTTTCCTGTCGTCCCCGGCCCGCCCATTACGCCACCGTGAACATGGTTGATCAGGCTCTTACCTCCGGCAGTTACGTCTTGGCTAACGGTAACTGGGCCAGATATGGCCGTGGTGCCGTTAATGGTGACGTTGCCATTCAAGGTAATAGTGGGTGAAGTAATAGTGACGCTGCCCGATGCTTGCGCGCTCAAATCGCCAGATGTAACCACATTTACCGCGTGGCTGGCCGGCGTAAGTTCAATAAACGCGGCACCATCGTCAGTACGTAACTGAGTGGAATGCGTGCTGATATTGCCGATTTTTTTAGGTTGCGACTGCGGACCAAGAATAGCGAAAGCATCCGATAAATCATGTTGGCGCGGGTCAACCGGCTCCTGTACACCGCTACTTTGCCACCAGAAATCAATACAACGGTCGGAAAAGATCAGCAAACACTCATCGCCAGGTTGTACCGGAAAAGTCAGCGTACAACCGCCTCCGCGAGGAAAGACCACCGGCACGTCTACCAACAATGGCAGTTCCGTGGATTGCGGCTGGCCATCGTGATCGCTCATCACGCCTTTAATGGCCGGGCGCACAGAGCAGGTCACCGCAACGGGATTAAAAGACTCAATAATCCCCGGCATGGCCACTCTCATGACCGAAGACAGATTATTCACCGCAGCCTCTATCGACTGCGACACATCACCTATCTGAGAAGAAAGAGGAATTGGCATAAAAACTCCATAAAAAAACCCGCCGCAGCAGGTGATAAGATCATTGAAATAAACTGTCAGGGAGTGCCGTCACGCTTATCTATTGCATTGACGATCTTTTGATTAGCTTGCATTGAATCTAACAGCTTTGCCGAACCACTCGCTATGCACATCAAATCCATATACCAGTTAGTTCCGCGCGTATCGCCGTTATAGGTAATGGATTGCACAACATAGACACCATCAGCAGCAATACTGGCGGGATATATTATCGGTGGTGGCTGATCTTTTTTCTTTTTATCTTTCTCTTTTTTCTTTCTCTCTTCCTCTGCTTTATCTCCGATTCTATCCTGCGGAACCCAATTACCGTCTTCAAATTCATCGACAATCGGGCCTTTTAGATTTTTAACATCCTGACTGTGATCTTTCTCATATAAAGCACGCGTAATCGCTGCCTGGTTTATTTCGATCAGTCCATTGACACGAATATTAGGATTAATCAGGCAGCGTACATTAATGCCGGCGCCTAATGTTTGCTGTGGTGAGCCAATAAGCCCTGTCTGGCTGTTTAGCTCAATAGCTTGATAGACATAGCAATCCTCAGGCACCATCGTTATTTTGTTATCAACGATTTGCCAGCTTGCCGCTAAACGCTGAGCGATGTTATCCATCAGCTTATCCGTTTTGCAATATATTGCCCTGCCTCGTGGAAATTTAATTAATGGCATCTTTGGTGCTATGCCATTAGTAATCCCGAACGGTTGATAATTATCTAAAGCAAGCGAATATAAGTCTTCTGGTTTATAACCGGCCGCAAGGGTCTTATGTACTGTGCTAAATAATAAAGCTTTATGCCCATCCACCGCTTGGATAGTAATATAACGAGTGGTCATATTCTCTTGCGGATTGTTGCTATTCGGCCTTCCCGTTGCGGTATAACGTATTTCGCCGTTATAAATAACACCAAAGTTTTCTTCATCGACCGGTATATCCTGTGATGACTCAACATCCCTGATAATCCCACTATGACTACCTGGCTGTGGTGCCAACCCGGAATACCCGGCAAGAATTTTGATATTGGCAAACTCCTTGCCCATTATCCGATTATTGGTTTCTACTGACAGATTATAAATAGTGACGGTCGCGACACGAGAAAGCTTATCGTTAAACCAGTTAATATTAAAAACAACTTTGAAATCTGAGAGCGCAATTCCTCGCCCCTGATTATCAGTCAGATAAAGCTCAAATCGACGCATCCAATTGGTCGTCATCTTTACCTCCGACGTTAACTTTGCACGAAATAAAGATGGCTACGAATACCGAGGTTCTCTTTGGTTGGATACTCATTATCTTCATCATCACTTTTTACAATGAGTTGCCCCTCGATACCGAAAAATGGATATTGCGCCAGCAAATCGACACCACAAACCATCGGGATCCCGCTGACTAATTCACTATCACTATCATCGAGAAGATCCAGCACCCAGCCAGCAGCATCACGCCAGATAACACGTATACCCAGATTCTGGCTGCCAAGTGCGATACTAAACTGTTGATTATCAGGTGTTAGTGGGATTTCCTGTATTTTCATATGCACTCCTAATATGAGCGTTAAGCTGGCTTGAGGGTTTTCGTTCCGGCGGTATTCACCGCTGAGGTACTCACACCAGTTTTCATCTCTGATTTTTCAGCAACGTCGATTCTTCGCGTCTGGGAAAAGATCACTTCGCGCAATGTAACCTCGCAATTAAGTACATTTTCTGACGTCGTAGCCGTAATATTGCTAATCAGCATATTGCTGTACTGGCGTTTGCCCGTCGTGACATCAAAAGGAATGCGGCTATTTTGCAATTCAATCAATTTCCGATAGGCTTCTTTTGGGCTCAGGCCAAGAGGTTCAATAAAAGATGACGTATCAAAAAAATCGACCAATGAACCACCGCTAGCAAAACCAATTTTCATGACAACTTGTGCCGGGTTTTTATAAGCGTGATCGGCAATATTCGAATACACACCACCAGCGACAGAAAGATTTTCAACCGGGTGTTCGGTGATAGTTAACGCATCGGTATGCACTTCAGAGGTCACCACATCAGGAATAATCATCCCTATCTGTCTTCTGCTACTCAGTTTCTGGGTAATAAAAGCCGAAAGTATGTCCATTAACGTGGCCCTCCTGATAATTGCTGTGACAAACGCGAGTGAATATTGGTTTGTCGGGCTTCGATTTCATTCGCTGTAACCTGTGGCTCGGCGGCACCGTAAACATTAATCGTAGTAGTCTGATTAAGGTTATGACTTGCCGCAGCCGGTTGCGCTAAAGTGAGCGAAGCGTCCCGCGCATAAGGATAACGGCTGGTATCCTGTACCGTTATTTCCCCCATTAATCCCGAGACCACAGCAGGGTTACTCAGGTTAAGAATGGCGTTGGGTTCTATCTGCAAACTTTTAGAAATGGCCCCCACTTGCTCCATCGCCTGTTTACTCTCACCAACAGGCCACTGATTGACCAGTTGGTTTAGGCTATTCACACCAGGCTGTAAATTCACCAGCAGCTTCTGAGCTAACGAATCAAGTCCCTGAGCACGCTTCGCGGCAGGAGTGGCAGCAATGCTCTGCTTAACCGATACCCTCGGTTCTACGAAAGATGAAGCCTCGACAGATCCAGCCTTATCGCTTGATAACAATCCAGCTGTTGATACCCTTGGAGCTTCAGCCTGATTAGCGCTTGAGCCTACGATCACATTCTGAGATTTTAAGAAAGGGTTCTTCACCAGCTTGCGCATAACATCGACAAATCCCCGACCATATTTACCCTTCATATAATCGAGGGAGTCGGTGATCACTTTGACGTTTTCATTTTGCATCACACCAACCAGGCTTGGCATCGAACCTTTCTTAATCGGCTGTTTATCATGTAACGGAGAGGGTGCTGAACTGGACAGCGTTTGAGCTACTGCAGAGTCAATCTTGGGAATACTGGTAAAATTTTGCTGGCTTACTGCGTTTACCACACCTGATGCCTGCTCATGAGTTGCGTTAGCCTTCGGTGAGTCACCGAGGAGCTGCTGAGTTAGCTTATTGATGTGACCTACTACTGGGGCTATCGCCGCATCAACCTTAGGAACACTGTCACGGATCTGCTGGCTTACTGCGTTTACTGCACCTGATGCCTGTTCATGAGTTGCATTAACCTTAGGCGAGTCACCGAGGAGCTGTTGAGTTAAAATATTAGTGGTATTAACGGTATCGACCACTGGCTCCGATTGGTTCATCACTACGGACTGCTCTGCGCCCAATTGCCCAATCCCACGTTGCATTTCGCTTACAGTGCTGCTGTTAAACCCTAATTGTTGTGCCAATGCTTCTGGTTGCTGCGCCAAGAGATCGCCAATCTTCTGCCCGACATTACTAAAAATATCCGCCGCAGCACGATGATGCCCACCATGAGCAGCGGGTTGAACACCGAACTCCTGCGAAGGGTTCTCGATATCTGGCATAACGCCAGCGTCTGCAGATTCGATAGCACCCATACTCGCTTGCGGCTGTGGAGCCGCACGATAGAACTTCTGCAAACCTGAGAACATTTGGCTGCTGAAAAGCTTGAATGATCTCACAGCGTTCTCCACCTGCGGCACGATCTTCATCAAGCTCTGCGCCCCACCCGTTACCGCTCCCTCAATCTTTTGGACATCATCCTCATTCAGCTGAAACCCTGAGCTGACGGGAGATTCTTGGCTTATTGCTGTATGTATCACTTCAGCTTTCATTGTCAGCTCTCCACTTCTCTATACGAGCTTGGTTATCCGCTTTTAAATAGAGGTAATCATTCATTAAGGCGATATCAGCCAAATCGACTGAACCATCCTTTAGCGCCGAATAGGGAATGTACCCGGCATCAACCGGATACATTAGATAGTCCTCACCGTTCGGCATGGTATCGAGCGTCAGACCACTGGCTGGGCTGGCGTCTCGGCTCCGGGGAGTTCTTGCAAAAAATTTCCAAGCGAGTCGCCTACCACTCGACCGACAATTTGCAGCATGCCCAACATATCCACATCGTCGAAGGCCAGTTCTCCGCTATGGAATACCTGCACCCAAGCTTTCCCATGCTGGCGCGAGGCAACTGCCAGACAAGGGAAGAGCACGGCGTTCGCGTCGTCATCGCTCAGTTCTGCCAGTGAATGGGCAATCTTGGGCAAAACCTTTTCCATAATGGCAAAAGGCTCAGCCTGACCGACCAAACTACGTAACGACTGAAAGTCAGTTAACATCCCGGCCAAGACCGGGAGTAATTTACGGGCAACTTTGAACTGGTCGAAGACATTCAATTTGGCAATACGGTAAGTATTACCCTTGATGTCAAATTCCATGAATTAGAACTCTCCCAACGTCGAGTCAAGTTTCAGGCAGTCAAAGGTCCAAATAACGTCGCCAGCAGCGGCCGCATTCGCAAAGTCCGGGACTTTCTGGAACGCGACACCACGAGCCGTCACCACATCACCAGAGGTGCTGTTGCGGATAACAATCACATTGTTGCCCCACAGCGTTGATGAGTGGCTTTGTGCGTTATATGCCAGCGACAATTTCTTATTCACTGGGGAGGTTTTCAACAAACTGATACTGATCGTGCCAGACTTGTTCGGGCTAAGGCTGTGCATGCCTTCACCATCAATCCCGACGGTCATGGTGTTTTTGGCACCAGCAAAACTGACGGTAATACCTTCGCTACCGTTCGCCGAACCTGCGCCCAAATCAATCACACCAGTTGGGCCGATCATTGAAGCGGTCACATCTAAAAACGAGTAAGAATTTCCCATGATTTATACCTTAGCGAACCACGTTGATTTGAACGTCTGCGAAATGAACTGCGCCTGCAAGTTTGCAGGCAACCTGAATTAATGGTGCTTTGCGAGCTTCACGATCGGTCTGCGCCTGGCTGGCCAAAGGCGCAGCATAGACGTAATAACCTTTGGTCAAGGTATCGCCAAGATTGATTTGGCCAAGAGGAGCACCATTCCAGATACCAGGAGCGACCAGACCATTGCTAACGGATTGATCCATCGATTGCTCGACGTTAGTCAGCAGGCGGGTAATACCAGCTTCGGTCTGTGGGATCTTGGTCGTGCTGGTATAAAGCAGATTGAACAAGTTGGTCTGCACATAGTTTTGCAACCAATCCAGCCCATGACGTTCATCGAAGAAGTCACCATTTGCCATCACGCCCTGTTCGAGGATGGCAGTATCGTTAGCGTAATAAACGAATACGTTGGCATTTTTACCTTCCAGCGCCTGTGCTTGCGCGGTATTCAGCGCTTCGTAGGTGATGGTCGGTTCTTGTTTGAATTTCAGGGTAATGGTGGTGTTGTTACCGTTGAAGTTAACGGTGAACGCACGACCAAAAGCAGACAGCGCCGCGTATTTGCTAGACGATGAATATTGCACAAAGGTACGGCTAAATTTGCCAGCTTTCAGTTTTGCCGCCAGATCAGTGGTCGACGATGCGAGCAGCGTTTCTGAGTCTTGCGTAGTCACCGCCAGAATACGGCTAGCGCTCGCCGCCTCGATAGCTGCAGCAACGCTAAGCACATCGGCATCAGATACCGCTTCAGAATCAGCAATGCCCAATCCGTACCAGCTGTTGTATTGCAATACCGCGTTCACCGCTTCAAGCAGCGTTTCCACTTTGCCTTCTTCGCCACTGGCCAGGGTTTTCGCCCAACGCCCAACGTACACCTGCGATGGTGCCGGTGATTGTGAGAAGAAGACGCTGGCGGCTTTATACTCTTCGCTGGCGATACCGAAATCGGTAGCAATATCTGCCGCTGAACTATAAAGACGAATACGCTCTGTCAGTGGAATAACCGCTGATGAACCCAAGATAAGCAGCGCGCCAAAATTGCGCCCAGTTGCCGCTTTAGGTGACATGATGACATCAACCTTAACGACATTAGAAACAGGTAAGCCCTGTGACATAGTTTTATTCTCCAAAATAGGAAACAGATGCAGAAAGAATGGATTTGATCCCGTAGGTGCGGGTCAGCTTGCGACGCAAATAAATGGTCATGTCATAACGACGTATTGAAGGGTCGTCACCCAATTCAACAGCCGAAATCAGTGCTGAGAATTCACCTAAGCTCAGAGAGAGTCGGTTAAGTTCAGCGTTGTTTTGAGAGATGTTTAGTCCATCACGAAACTGTGAGCCAATACTCTGGCTGTCCGGTCCGAAGAAAGACGTCATGCACTCAATTTGTTGATAACGCCACATTTCTGCGGAGTCATCGGTTTGGTTTTCGAAGGCCGGGTAGCCTTCATCGTTAATAGAAACAACCTCGAATGCGCACCCGTTGGTATTGGCGGGAAACGGCGATGGCGCGGAGGCAGACCATCGTGGCACCACCTTGCCCTCTTCCAACCCGGATACGCCTTGTATACATTGTGTGAGCTTTTTTTCGAGCGCTTGATCATTGTCCGGCGGTGCGCTCGTTGGCGTCAGCCAGCCTGCTGCAGTGGTATCGTTACCCAC